TTGTCGCGGTATGTGCGAGGGATACGGCAAGTTTATATGCTGCGAATCTGGCGGCCACGCCTTTAATCAGACCTCCGAATTTGGTAAGCCATTGATAAGCCTCCCCAACCCACTGAACCAAAGAAGTCAGGGCCTTGATTAAATCCTTTATCGGGCCGTTTGTTCCTTCAGATATTTTCAACACCAGTTCTTGCGCGGCTGACTGAAGTCCGGCCATCGCTCCAGCCACGTTGTCAGACATGGTGGCCGACATATCGTTGAACTGCTTGTTTACGTCGGTTATTGAATCCCGTAATTCTGTAAGAGAATCCGCCGAGTTCAGGAACGTGGAGAAGGCGGCCACGCTTCGTTTGTCCGTCAGGTCGAGGGCTTTTGCGAGGTCAATCCCTTCATCATTGAGTTTCTTTAATCCTTTTGCGAGGTCATCGGCATTTTTTACCGGGCCACCGAGGGCTTTTGCAAGGTCTCCGTTAGCGTCGCAAAGATTAAGAATAATATTACGGGTTGCGGTGGCTGCGCTTGAAGCGTCAAAACCGGCATTTGCAAGCTGTCCGAGTAATGCCGTGGTATCTTCAATCGACAGACCGAAAGCATTTGCAACCGGGACGACAGTAGAGAGCGAGGCTTCCAGTTTGGAAAAGTCGAGCGCGGTTTTGGTAGTGGCTACGGCGAAAGTGGCGAGAACGTCCTCGGTTTCGCTTGCGTCCTTATTGAATATTCGGAGAGCTGCACCAGCGAATGCCGAAGCCCTTGAAAGGTCGGTATCTACCGCTTTCGCGAATTTCAATACCGCCCCTTCCATCTTCAGAATCTGGTCTTGCCCGAATCCGAGTTTAGCCAACTCAATCTGAAGCCCTGTAACTTCTGCGGCCGTGTATGAGGTCGTTGCGCCCAGTTTCCTGGCTGCTGCTGTCAGTTCCTTGATTCCGGCTCTTGTTGTTCCGAGGATTCCGGCAAGTTTGGAATTTGCCTTCTCAAATTCTACAATGATATTGAAGGCATTTTTGAAAGAACCCACCACAAGGGCCATAATCGTCATGCCTATTGCAGAAAAGAACCCTATAAGGGTCTGCTTCATTTTTGTGAGCGAAAAGAATCCGCCCTGAAGCCCGCGGGCCGAGGCATTGGCCTTATCAAGTGCCGCCTGTGTCTTGTTTATTTGGTCTCGGAGTTCTTTATAACGCTTAGGGTCTGCGGCTTTAGAGGTGTTGTTAAACTCTCGCTGCAAATCTTTCAACCGCTTGCGGAGTTGGGAAACGGTCATTGTGGTAAGGTCGAACTGTTTCGCAACTTCGTCCATTTTACGGCGGTTTTCCGCCATAACACGGTTATTCTGGTCGATAGACTTACGGAGATTATTCCATTCTACCGACCCCTTCTTGCCCTGCGCCTCCAGTTCCGCCATTGCCTTACGGCTGGCAGTCGTTTCCGCTTTGAGGGATTTATTTGCTTTTTCTAACTTGTGGTATTCCTCTTGCGCCTGTGTCGCGTTAAGAGTGAGAACCCAGTTTATATAATCGGGGGATAACTTTTTAGCCATTGCGCCAATCTGTTTATTGGCGCAAAAGTATTAAGGCACAAAAACGTGCCGAAGGACACTAAATTACTCCGCTGTCAGTATTGTGACCCATATCTGCAACCGTTCCGTTCGCTTCATCAGCGGACGGTCGACCTATAATCGCGTCGCTTTCGCGGTTACATTTATCAACAAATGCCCGATTCTCTTGATTCCATACGTCAAGATTCTCGTGTATGATTCTTTTCTTCCGGGCTTCAGACATCGCTCCGGCTCTCGCCCAGAGGACGAGCCATTTCCAAAATGTTCTGTGCCGTTTCATCATTCAAGCCCTTTCGTTAATAATTCCGTTACCAGTTGGGAGGTAGATATTTTCCGGCGGTCTGCTTCGTCGCGTATGAGGTCTAAAAGCCACGTCGGAAGATTAACGGAGAATTTGACTCTTGCCACTCCGTCAATCGGTTTCCTTCCGGCTCCTTTGCGCGAGCCTCCGCTTCCATATCCTCCCATAATAGTAATGTTTTGATATACAAAGATAACACTTATTTTTGAATAATGCGGAATAATTCAAAAGAAATAAATATGTTCTACAACATATTATCGCCCGAAACCGTAAGGCTCCGGGCGATATGCAACGGCGGAAGTATGTGGGTTATTCTGGCGTGTCAGTCTTTTCTTTTCGCAATTCGATTTGCGCTTTAATCTGTCCGGCGACGGTTATAACGAATGTGAGGAAAGCGGCCCAGATAAATTCAACTCCGAGGGCGGCGAGAATGGTTACCAGTGCGCCGTGGATTTTCCATAAGGCGAACCCCGTATATAATCCGGGGAGGAGAACGGCAAAAAGGCGCAGAATCACTCCGACGATGGTTTTTAACTTTTTCATATCGAATTTATTTTGATTGATTGTTTATTTGCTTCAGTAGTTCCGGGAAATGCTTTTCGAGCCATTCGCGGTATTCATATTTTACGTTCTGAATGGTTTCCGTGTATAAGATTCCCCAGATTTGGCGGTTATAGATTTGGTAATTGCCGTGTCGCTTCATATCGAGAAATCGGATATACGTCGGCAGCGTCGTTTCTGTTCTGACACCGCTCCCGTCCGGCGAAATGCGATAACGCGGATTCGTCAAAGCTGCCATAAGTACACCGCTCCGGCCTTTAACAGTCGCACCGCTCCGCTGCTCCCGCACCCGGTCGTGTCCCTTTTGGTATATTCGAGACGTTGCGATAAAGCGTTGAGCCTCCAGAATGTCGCGGATTCCTTTCTCAAGCTGCTGCTTGAAATATTGAACTTTGATACCTTCCGTTTCCATTTCATCAAGTAATTATCTTGAATCCGACAGACCAACCGGCAAACCCGGCAAAAAACTGTGTTTCCGGGAGCGTGTTCAGCGTTGGCACGTCGAACCGCATAAGGGAACACCCGGATGCGAGGTCGTCGAGCATACGCGATTTCAATTCCTCGACAACGGCTTGCGACGATTCGAGAACGCTCCATGTGTCCCGGCGTTGGGGGTCGTACTTTTCCATGACGAACACGACACACTCGTTTCCTTCCTTGAAGCTGTCTACGTTCTTGCCTTCGCTTTCTGCGGCGGGTGGTAACACAAACAGAGTAACCGAACCGGTTTTAAGTGAGGTTATTCGTTTTGCCATAGCCTCGTCAACAGTAACGGGAAGAACCCCGGTAATGAGTGGAACACGTTTTGCAAGGCGTTCCCAATATTCCTTATATGCGGTAAGATTTATCATATCTGCCCGAAATAATGGTTAGCCTCTGCGGTACGGCGTTTTACCAGACCGGGGAGAACCTTGCCGCCTCCGTGTACCCACTTGGCGAAGTCGGCGCGGATTGTGGGGTCGGCGGGGTCGGTCATCACTTTCTTGAAAAGCGTCGATTTCTGGAACGCTCCGATTCCGATGTTATAAGCCAGCGAAACAAGTGCATCGAACTGGTTGTTATTGATTCTCGCGCCCCTGAGTTTCGCCGCCACACCGTCAGCGAATTTCTTAATATCCGCCTCGAAAAGCGCGTCAGCCTCGGCTTGTGTGATACGCTTGCCGGGGAAAACATCTGCCCCGGTATGTCCGTAGCCGATTGTCAGCACTCCGGCGGGGCAACGGTACGCCGTCAGCCGACAGCCTTCCCACGCCTTGATTTTTGATTTAATAGACTGTGAAAGTTCCATTATGATTTATTTTTGTGAATTGTTTTTGTCGTGTATATACTCGAATTTGCATTTGTAGAGATACAGCAACACTTCCCAGAAGTCGGCCGCCTCCACGTCCTTGACCGTACCGAACAGCCTGGCGGTGGCAACCTCGAAAGTGATACCCGTCCACCCTGTCTTGTCATCAGGGCGGGAACCGCCGGAACTGCGGAATATTATGCGTAGGTCTATTTTCTTACCGTTAATATCAATCGGCCCCGCCTGTATCGCGCTCCATACCGATGAAAACAGTGTCGGTGCATGGAAGGCGAGAAGGTCCGGCACGGAAGATTCTCCCGGTATATGGTAAAGAACACGGGCTATATCGGCATAACCTTCCGCCACACCTTCGGCATCCGCCTCTGCCAGACTTTCAAAGATAGTAAGACATTGCACGAACTCGCCGAAAGTGATACCGTCGAGCCAGTCGCCGGGGCCCTTGAATCCTTTATACTCCGGGAGTAGGTTAACCGGGGTGTCAAAATCGAGGCTCTGACGCTCCACACCGTTGACGGTTTTTGTTCTGAAGAACCTTTCTATAACTCCCTGCTGCTTCTCCAGTTCTGCGATATGTTCCGGCTTCAATATGGTGTAATCCACTTTCTTCAGCCCAATCAGGTAAGAGAACCAGCGTACACGGAAATAATCAGGGTCTATAACTCCGCCTCCTAAAGCGAAGGCGAGAAAGGAATAATATTCATACTGCGCCGGGGTAAGTTCCCCGACACAGACGGGAATATCGACGGAGCGGCCGCGTGTGGTTATTGTTTCCATTAGAACGACATACCTTTACTGTGAACGATAGGGC